TACCCGGATAGTGTACAGCAAGGATTTACAGAAGGCGGCGATAGCGGCACAATCACATCGGAGGCCTACACGGACAATAAGGATTACAAGGAGATTTAAAACGAACCAATAAAATAATGATATTATGGCAAAGATTAAGAAGTTAAAGGAAAACGGGAGTACGATTTATCCGGCAACGATACCGGAGGGGGTTGTGGATACAAACGGTTTTACGCTGGCTGAACTCTTGGACGAGTTGCTGGAAGTGCTGGCCGGGGGAAGCAGGGGTAACATGGAGCTTGCTTTCAGCGACCTGCGGGCGGCTATCGGCAGTGAGGACGGCAATGACTTGTCGCGGTTCGTGGCGAAGGTGAACGTTTTCCTCGAAGATGCGGACGCTTCGGACGCGACGATCAACCGCTGGAAGGAGATCGAATCGTTCCTTGCAGGCATCACCGACACGGAAACGCTTACCGGGTTGCTGGCCGAGAACCTGCAATCGGCAAAGGGTTATGCGGACACGAAGGTGCAACAGGGAACGGCCAATGCCGTAACGATGTCGTCGAATGCCGGGGCTGCGGACCGGGTGCTGACTTCGGGTGGAAGCAATAAAACGGCTAAGGATTCGGGAGTGGCTATCGGAGACTTGGCAAGAAATACCACAGCTACCTCCTCGGCCAACGGGTTGATGAGCAAGGAGGATAAAACGAAGCTGGACGGTATCGCGGCGGGGGCGAATAAATACACACTGCCCGCTGCGACGGCTTCGGCCCTCGGCGGCGTGAAGTCGGGAGAAGATGTAGAGGTGGATAGTAGCGGTATTATAACTGTGCATTTTGCAGAAAAAGCGAGTGAAGCCGATTGCGATGAGAACGGGGACAAAATAGTAGATACATACGCCCGTTTCGATGAGTTACCTGTTGTGGCAACGGCGTCGAAAGCCGGACTCGTGAAGAGTGGCGGCAATATTACCGTAACATCGGACGGCACGGTTACGGTGAACAAAGCCGCTGCGGCAGATATGGCCGGCCATGCCACGGAAGCAGATAGGGCTTCTTATGCGACATCGGCTGGCAGTGCTACCAGTGCCACGAAAGCAACGCAGGACAAGAACGGTGCGGACATCGCGGCCACTTATCTGAAATCGGCGGCAGTAACGGACGTAACGGAGTATGCGGAGATAACGATTTGAGAAACGCAGTTTCCGGGGTTTTCAGGAATTCGGCGGAGCTGATTTTCTGCGGCACTCGGCAAAGTGAAAAAGATTTTTTCCTTTGCTCTCACTTGCAAGAAAATTCCTCGTCGCTCCGCTCGCTCGGAATGACATGCATTTGGGGCGGGGATTCCTCACATGCTCCTCGGAATGACATTTTTTAAATCGATAAATGACAATAATTATGGCAAGGATTAAGAAACTGAAAGAGAACGGGAAGACGGTGTACCCGGCGACGATATGGAACGCGGTGGTGGACCCGACCACGGGCATGACCCTGAAACAGCTTGTTGCCGAACTCACCGACGCGCTCAACCGAATAGACGCCTCGACGCTACAAGGGCACGGGATCGTTACGGCGGGGGAACTCGACCCCAAAAACAAGATTCCCGTCGTGGGGAATGACGGGGTCATGGAGATAGGCCGGTATCTCGACTTCCACATGGACGGGTCGAAGGAGGACTACAACATACGCCTGCGGTGCGACACGACGGGGAAGTACCAGCACTACCTGCCCGCAAAAACGGGTACGGTGGCCCTGACGAGCGACATTTATGAAAATATCCCGGATAGAATCGGTGTAGGTACTACGGCAGGTGATGAAAATGATTATGT